ATATTCTTAACCGGAAATCCACAGATTACATGGTTTAAAATGGTATATAGACGTTATACGAATTTTGCTGTTGAATCTCAAGCATTATTTTTTGATGGTGACCCAGACTTTGGAAAACGACTTTCATGTTTAGTGCCGAGAAGAGGTGATTTACTCGGTCCATTAGTCTTAGAAGTTACATTACCTCCATTAACACTTACAGATGGGACGCCCGTATCCTATGTAAATGCAATCGGTCATGCATTAATTGATGAAATTACTCTTGAAATTGGTGAGCAACAAATTGATACACAAACCGGCGAGTGGATGGAAATATGGTCTAATATGACTACAACTGCCACACAGAGACAAGGTTTCAACGATATGATTGGTAAAGTAGATGATTATATAACTCCTCAGAATTTTGGCCCTTTAAAGCTCTATATCCCATTACGTTTTTGGTTTTGTAAAAATCCTGGCCAGTATTTACCACTACTTGCGCTTCAGTATCATCCTATTCGTATTAATCTTAAACTAAGACCTTTACAAGATTTATTTTTCAGCCCATCATCTGTCGATACCGCAGTATGTGATACGCTTGCTGTAAACCCTGTAAAGATTACAGATTTACGCTTATTTGGCGACTATGTATATCTTGATGTAGAAGAACGTAGAAGATTTGTAAGTAATACACATGAATATTTAATTGAACAAGTTCAATATACTTCCCAAATATCAATCCCAGTTGGCGCAACATCTTCTACGGTACGTCTCGAGTTCAATCACCCAATTCGTGAATTACTCTGGTTTATTCAAAGGTCAAAAATGGTTTCTCGCCATGAATACTTCAATTATAGCAGCACAAGTATATTAGAGACTGGTGTTCGTAAAGATTTATTACAAGATGCAAATATACAACTTGACGGATATGATAGATTCGATCGCAGAGATGCTGGTTATTTCCGTTTAGTTCAGCCTTATTATCATCACACTGTAGTTCCGAATAACTTGTTTTTATATAACTATTGTTTCGCTTTGAGGCCTGAAGAGCTACAGCCATCTGGCTCGTTGAACGCTAGTAGAATTGATAGTTTCGTTTTACAAATGAATATTGTTCCCGATTCAACAACTGGTGCTACTCCTCCAAGAGATAATGCTTACACACGAGTTTATGCGACAAATCATAATGTACTGAGAATTATTAATGGATTTGGTGGGTTACTATTTACAATTTAAAAGTATTACAAAAATAGGTTATGGTATCTCTACCACATGTTCGAAAAATCACAATACCTACTTGGACATTTAAATGGATAACATTAGTGTTTGGGTTTTTTGGCTTAGATCATTGGGCGTTTGGCTCTGGATATACTGGTGGTATAAAATTAATAGTAAATTTGTTTACATTAGGTTCATGGTATGTGTACGATGTAATACAAGTATGGTCTAGTACAAGAGAGGATGGAATGAGTATAAAAGATCAGGGATTACAAACACCATTTGGATTTAAGGATTATATTGGAAAGGGTAGTTTTGATAATGAAGCATTAGCTAATATGAGTAAAAATACTCAATTATGGTTATGTTTCTTAGGTATTGGTATATTTAGCATATTATTTTATTTTACAGGGTTTTTTATATCAAACGATAGTGGTATAGTTAGTACAATTTTATTTGGAATAGCAACAATTTCATTCTATGCGGCCTTATTATTAGCCGCCTATACACTATATTTCTTTTTTAGTGGTTATATGCCAGCAAATTTTATGGCTGCTAAAGCTGGGTTAAATCCAACTGGTATACCGATATCTACAAGAAGCACTGGTGTAGGCGCCTTGTCATCTAAATTAGCTCAAGCTTCAGCATTTAGAGGGTTCGGTGGACAAATGCAAGGTGGAGGCCATGAATTTGATGCAATGATAGAAACAACAAAAAAAGCATTTGAAGTTCCTAAAGTTTCAAAAGATCATATATATTTCGGATTAATTTTATTAGCCTTACCATTATGCGGATTTGCTGCGTATATATTAACAAAAAAGAAAGAGGCTGTCAAAAAGGATGAAGTATCTAGAGACCCAAGAACAATTTGAAGAATTAATTGGTCGTAGTAGCAGTAATGATGTCGAATTACCACCAATTACTATTATTTGGTTTAGTGCCGAATGGTGCGGCCCTTGTAAAAGAATTGGCATTAATCAGCTAGTATCAGAATTCAATGTAAACTGGCTCAAATGTGATGTTGATATGAATAACTATACGGCCGGCTATTGTGGTATCCGGTCTATTCCGACATTCATGGTAATTCATAATACAAAAATTCTTGGTTCAAAAGGGTCAAGTAGCACAGTTGAAATTGCAGACTGGCTAAGAAATCTTATCCCTAAGTAAGTATGCTAGTAGTAGGTGGCGGTATTGCTGGTTTTTATTGCGCTTTAGAATTACTAAAACGCAATAAAACTGTAACATTATGTGAAAAATATAAAACAGTTGGTGGAAGAATTGATACATATAATAAAAATGGCTATCAATGGGAATCTGGCGCTGGACGTATTTCTAAAGCCCATACTATTATTTTAGGACTTATGAAAAAGTACAATCAACCAATTGTACCAATTTCAAAAGAGATACAATATAAAAGAGATGGTACATCTTCTATTGAGCCAAATCTATTTGAAAGTAATACACAAGCATTTTTTACACCATTAAATAATCTAGATTCTAAAGTGCTGGCAAATTCTACACTAAAAGAATTATGTGTAAAAATACATGGAAAAGAAAAAGCTGAAGAATATCTTGATAGATTTCCCTATAGAGCTGAAATAGAGGTTCTTAGAGCAGATTTAGGATTAGAAGTGTTTAAAAAAGGGGCTGAAATGGCATCCCATGAAGGATACTTTGTTGCCGCAAATGGATTACACAAACTTATCGAAGCAATGGAAAAAGATTTTATAGAAAAGGGTGGCAAACTTTTAACAAATCATAAATTAATAAACATTGTTGATAAAAAAGAATATATAGAAAGTGAATTTTTAATTGATTCTAAAAGCATTATAATAAAATCAGATAAAGTTATTTGCGCAATGGAATCTGAGGCTTTCAAAAAAATACCTTTCTTTAAAAACTTTAAGGTTTTAGAACATTTACGTATGGAACCTCTTATGCGTAACTATGCTGTATATGATAAACGATGGTTTTCTGACTACACTAGAATTGTATCAAAAGGTCCTATACGGTATTTCCTACCTATTAATTACGAAAAAGGTATAGCTATGGTAAGCTACACAGATTCTAGAGATACTACTAACTTTCATAAGATTCTAAAAAAATATGGTGAAGATTCTCTTGGAAAACATATTCAAAATAAATTAAATGAATTATTTGGCAAAGTTCCAAATTACAAGTTTTTCAAAAGTCATTATTGGAAACACGGCGCAACATATTGGTTACCTGGCAATTATGATCCAGCTGAAGAATCAAAAAAATCATTGAAACCATTTGACTGTGAAGTATACGTAGCGAGTGAATCATTTAGTTTAAAACAAGCATGGATGGAAGGTTCTGTAGAGCAAGGAAAAAAATTGTTTGATACTTATAGATTATAAATGGACGCACATTTTATTATTGCTTTGTTCCATCTTTTTATTGTTGTACCATTTCTTGGCTATGTATTTGTAAATCGTGCTGCGACACCAGAATATTTATATAATATATTATTTTTTGTTGGTATTTTTGTTCTAGTATATCACGCTTACAAAGCCGCTATACGTATTAAGAGTGGCTCTCCAATGTTATGGATAAGTTTAATACATGTTCTAGCAATTGCTCCTATTATGATATATATTGGCTATATGAGTAAAAAGACACCACGGTCGGCATACGAGTTACTTGGGCTTATTACATTCGCTGCTCTTGGCTATCACTTATATTCATTAGTTCTTCTTACACAAGTTATAAAAGATGAGGATTAATAATATCACCAGAGTAAGAATAAAACTCATCAGACTTATAAAATAATAAATTAATTCCTATAATATTTAAATTAATATTTCTACCTTTCCATTGCCTTGTATGACACCATTCAGCTTCAACAATATTGTCGAGTGCAATATAATTTTTAATAAATCCCCCATTTTTTATAACATTTTTATCAAAAATATATATGG